ACTGAGTTCCACCGTGATCAAGGGCACGGACAAATGATCCCGGAACACTCGATATTTGGCAAGATGATTTTGGAATCCGGCTGGATTAAAGTAGGAAGTTATTGCATATAACATTGATCAAATATTTACTCTGCATTGCCAGGGTGTGCCGACAATCTGCTGGTGCGGAATCTAAACTGCCAAAAACTCGCTAAATACTCAAAAGCGAGGTAGAACATGGCATTAGAAGTCATCAACGTAGGCACAGCACCCAATGACGGCACGGGCGACCCGCTACGCACGGCTTACATCAAGTGTAACAACAATTTCGCAGAAATCTATAGTCGATATCAGGAAAACCCGCCCACAGCAGGTACCGGCACCATAGGTGACCTGGCCGGCATGTATGCCGCGGACGCAGGATTTTTCTACTACTGTTTCCAGGACTATGATGGCTCCTCCATCATCTGGCGGAAGATAGCAGGATCTGCGATCTAAATGGCACAGCCACAGTGGATCACTCCTGCCGGTAGCTTGGGAACCATACCCGAGGGTGTGTTCTATTCCACTCCAGTGCAGGCCGTGGCCAATGGCGAGGATGTGTACTTCCGTCTCATAGCCGGGCAACTACCCGACGGTGTTCAGGTCACTGCCAATGGCACAGTAGAGGGCGTGCCCAAGAACGTTGTGAGGGTACAGGGCGTGCCCACGGAAGTCTCAGAAGACGTCACCACCAGATTCGCCATACGTGCGTTCACACGCAATCCCAATGGCACAGTCAATCGCCTGGCCGATCGTACTTTCACCATCACTGTCACCGGACAGGATGTTCCAGAATTCGTCACACCCGCAGGCAACGTGGGCACGTTCTACGATGGTACTGAAGCCAGTGTACAGATAGAATTCACCGACACTGATCCTGACGACACTGTACGCATTCTGTTGCTGTCAGGAGCCTTGCCTCCGGGCATGGTTTTAGATCCTCGCACTGGATTGATATCTGGCGTGATTGCACCCTTGGTAGGACCTGCAGGCACGGCCACTCCTGGCTATGACGCCACGCAATACGATCAATATCCCTTTGACTTCTCCACCAGATCCGCCAGCAAGAACTACCAGTTCACTCTAGAGATCACCGACGGCAAAGATTCCAATGCACGCACGTTTGAGATTTTTGTCTACAGCAAAGACTCCATGAGTGCGGATACCACCGACTTCACTGCGGACAACACTTTCATTACAGCGGATGTGGTGCCCACACGCACACCTGTGTTGCTCACACCACCCGGCGATCTTGGCCGTGTGCGGGCTGACAATTTTTATGCCTTCAAGTTTGATGCCATTGATTTTGATGGCGATCCCATAGAATACTCAATAACAGTGGGTGCAGGTGTGGGATTTGATGCTGCGGGTACCACCTTTGACGAAACTGGTATAGGTTTCGATCGCGGTGCATTTAGTTTGCCTCCAGGACTAACGATCAATCCCGACACCGGTTGGTTCTATGGCTACATACCCGATCAAGGTGCCACGGAACAGACTTACAGATTTGCGATCCGGGTATTGAAAGCCAATAATCCTTCCATCATTTCGGGATTTTATTATTTCACCATAACCATCACTGGCGATATCAATACCGAAGTGACCTGGCTCACTGAACCTGATCTTGGTGTGATCAACAATGGGGCCATCAGCACCCTGGCCGTGGAGGCAGTGAATCGTGGAGGTCGCAGTCTGGAATATAAATTGGTATCAGGCAGCAATAGTCGACTGCCTCAGGGACTGACCCTGCAGCCTACAGGACACATCACTGGTCGCGTGAGTTTCAATACTTTTGCCGTAGACTCGGGCACCACCACATTTGATGTGGATCTCAACACCCGGCTCAACATCGACGAAACCACGTTTGACAGCAAATTTGATTTCACTGTGAATGCGTTTTCAGCGGCCACTGAACAGGTAGGTTACCAACTAGGTGCCATCACGATCACAGCAGGAGGATCGGGATATATCAGCCAGCCCACAGTGACCATATCCGCTCCCCCGGCCACGGACACGGCCATACAGGCCACGGCCGGTGTTGTGACCATCATAGGTGGTGTGATCACTGCCATAGCCATCGGCAATCCCGGACGTGGTTATGTCACGCCTCCCACTGTCACAATCACCGGTGGCGGAGGTTCCAACGCCACGGCCACCACCAGCATCATCGAAGTGGACCTCATCAATGCTGTGAGCGTGTTCCGCAGATTCACTGTGACAGTGAACCGAGCATTCAATGAACCCTATGAGACCCTGTACATCAAGGCCATGCCCCCTGAAGCAGATCGAGCCCTGGTAGATCAGTTGTTACAGAATCAAGACATCATTCCTGAAAGCGTGTTGTATCGTGCAGATGATCCCAACTTTGGCATTGCCTCAAGCGTGATCTATGATCATGCCTATGGACTCACGGCATCCAGCCTGGATCTCTATGTGTCCAGTCTGGACATCAACCATTACTGGAAAAATCTCACCCTGGGCGAGATACGCACGGCCCGGGCCTTGGACGCACAAGGTAACGTGCTGTATGAAGTAGTATACAGTGCTGTGATAGACAATCTCGTGAACAATGACGGTGTCAGTGTGGGCAAAGAGGTTACCTTGCCTTACCCTGTGAATGAAGGCGACAGCACTGAAATCGACGTGGTGTATCCCAACAGTTTGATCAACATGCGTGATCAGGTCATTGATACCGTGGGGCAGATCACCCCAGCACTGCCACTGTGGATGCTGAGCAAACAGGTCAATGGTCAAGTCTTGGGATTCATACCGGCCTGGGTCATAGCCTACGTGTTGCCCGGAGAAAGTGGTAGAGTGGCCTATAATATACGCACACAGTTTGGTGATCAGCTTAATCGCGTAGATTTCAAGGTGGATCGCTATGAGATCGATCGCAGCCAGACCTATGACTGGCTGCCTTATGACGATAGCACCAGTGCGGGTAAATGGATACCATATCCGCCTGCGGCCACCACATTTGACAGCGATACCACAGTTTTTGATGGCGGCAGCACTGAGTTTATCACTCCGGCATTTGTATGGGCCGGGGATGACCAACACGATAAATACCTCGTGTTCCCCCGAACAAACATATTAGACTAGGACAAAAAAGATGGCATCCAATATCAATCCGCAGAACATCGATGGAGCCTACCCAGTAGCAGGGCAGGACAACGATTCACAGGGTTTTCGTGATAATTTTACCAACACCAAGACCAATTTTGAATATGCATCCGCAGAGATCACGGATCTGCAGAACAAAGCAGTTTTGAAGGCTGCACTCACAGGCAGCACCCTCAACAACGACATGAGCGGCAGCATACTTTCTAATGCTCAGTTACAGGACATGAGCGAGACCCGCGTGGCCCTGGGCACAGTTTCCGGCAACCAAACCATTAACTATGCAGCAGGATCGTACTACACGGTGACCACGTCGGGGAGCATAACTCTCGCATTTTCTAACTTTTCTGCAGCCGGTACCACCAGCCGTGTGCGACTGCAGATCACAGTGGCATCCACTGCTCATACCCTGACCCTGCCCGCTGCTGTGAGTGTGGGTACCAGCAACATCCAAGGCATCGCCAGCAACGTGATCACGTTCAACAAGACCGGCACCTATGAATTTGAGTTTGAAACATCAGACGGTGGTACAACCATCACCGTGATCGACCAGAATCGCAATCTGGATCCCATCTATCTGCCCAGTGCTGAAGATCTAGCCGCATCGGCTGCTGCCAACGTAAACCTTACCACTTCCTATTTCTCCACTGGGTCCGCCGAAACGGCCACCTTGGCCGCAGGTGTCACAGGACAGATCAAGGTGTTTGCCATGTTCGCCGATTCTGGAGACATGGTAATAACTGTGAGCAACGCTGGTTGGAAAACTTCAGGCACAGGTACCATCACGTTCTCTGCCATAGGCCAAGCCTGTACCTTGATGTACATCAATGCCAAATGGTTTGCCATCGGCAACAATGGTGCGGTGTTCGCCTAAATTTGCCGGAGTCATTGACATTTCTGGCCCTTGATGCTACTATTAGCACAAGGGCTTTTTAATCCATGGAACATCCGTTAATCAACAACATAGATCATCTCACCCTGGACGAGTTGTCCACCAAGGTCACCGAACTGACCAAAAAGATCGGTCAGGCACATCGCATGGGCAACGCACATCTCCGTGCCCAGGTGGAAATGGCCTTGGCCACGTATCAGAACAAACTCAGGGAAAAACAACAAGCCGCCTATGATGCTGCCAAAAAAACCGGTCCGGATTTTTCGGATAAGATTGACGTGTCATGAACGTTAGATTGCGAACCATCCTTGGTTGGAGTTCGGGCCTGGTACATGGTGACCGGTTCTGTGTAAATCAATATCAGGCACAGATAGACATGCTTACTGTGACTGAAGACCATCACGAGCAAAATGTCGCGTATGAACGTGTGAAATACATCACGCATCATGTATTTGAAGATGCCATCATGATATCGCGGGACCATGACAAACTCAGTTTATATCAGCAGACCAATGCTCGTGTGATTGTATTGCCCGATGAACCGGTTGACCAGATCATGGGGATAATGTTATATTTGAAATTTAATGCTGTGATGGAAAATCGCATGGTGGTCACTGATGTTGAAATATCCAGTGTGCAGGGAGACAATATGGGCTACCTACATAGTCACGGTGAAAATCTCAGCACAGGGTTGAGCAGGGATGGTTGGTGGGTTGACGCAGGACCCACATGGTATGATATGCCGATAACACACACCAGAGACAAAGTGGTCAGTCTCAGCTCACGCCCAGAATGGGCGGATCATGGGCTGGCCTGGACTGATGCCACTGACAAAGGATCCAACAGTGTGGTTTTCGCAGATTTTGGTCGAAATGCTGACAAATAAATTTGGTGAAGTAGTTCTCACAGAGCAGGATCTGTGTGATGCTGTGATGCAGGGACGACCAGTATGGACTTTGCCCAAGATCACTGTGGACTCAAATGTAGACATTGAACGCTTGGTGAGCAGGCTGGAAGACCCAGCGGCTGTGCTGACCTGGACTTTTCCCGAGAACAGTGATATCAGTGTGCCAGAATTTGATCATGTGCGACAGAACCGCTGGTTCATGCCCGATGAATACAAAAACATGGACATAGCCAAACATGTGTTGGAACTGTGTGTCACTGATGCCGAACTGCAAAGGGTAGGAGAGGAACTGCTGCTGTACCAAGAGCACGGTCTATTCGATCTCTTGAGGTATATGAAGTATCTCGTGGATGTCATGCATGAAAATCGCGTGATCTGGGGAGTGGGTCGAGGATCAAGTGTGGCCAGTTATGTGCTGTATCTCTTGGGCGTGCATCGCATCAACAGCATGTACTATGATTTAGACCTCAGAGAATTCCTGCGTTAAATACCTGATCCAACAAGGAAATCAACATGACCAGAAAAGTATATCGCACAGCTCAGGGCAAGATGGTGGATCTTGGTTCCCTGCAATTACGCAACGAAACTGTTCGTGCAGTGGGCAACATGAAAGTTAATGCCCGTGGCGACCTCATCGACAGCAACAATCGTGCCATCAACAGCCGCAACCAACAGGTAGATCGGCAGTATCGCCGCCAGACCAGTAATGTGTCAAACACACCGGTACAGCATGGACGGACAGAGGCTGCCGCGGCAGATATTCCTACACCACCAGAGGATTTCCAAGACGATTTCGTAAAACCTGCAGACGATGCTGCACCCGCAGCTTCGGGAGGATTGGCAGCTGCCATAGCCCGAGCACGCCAGGTCAGGCAAGAACCACTTAAGACTCCGCGAGAAATAGCACAACATCAGGAAGGTGTAAAAAAACTCTAAATGAAAGCCGCATACGCACCACATCGCATCACTCGTTTGCGTGCCTTGAACGATTCAGTGTTGGTCAAGGACATGCAGTTCAAAGATCGGCAGCTCAGTTCAGGCATCATCTTGCCCGCTGACAATGGCAAGGCCACGGGCATCCGTGCTCGATGGGGCCAGGTCTATGAAATCGGTCCTGAACAAAAGGACGTTCGCCCCGGACAATGGATCTGTGTGGCACATGGTCGCTGGACCCGCGGACTTGACATCGAAGACGACCAAGGTACCAAGACCATACGCAGAATCGATCCCAAAGATATCTTGCTGGTATCAGATGAACATCCTGGCACAGATGACACCATAAGCGATGCTGTATCTGGCTAATGGGATTTCAAAAACCCGATCTTGAACTGGCCTATCGAGCCATTGGGGCCAATCTAATCGAGATCGCTTCATCTCACAATGATGGTTGGACAGCCCGTGCTTGCAAACATGATCTTTATCTGTTAAAATGTTGGTTAGAAGATCGATATAATCAATTGCCCACATTTGCGGGAGAATCAGAGTGGGAACAAGAACGACTAATCAAGATATTAAAAAAGGACTGATGTGAAAGACCTCTGGGCAGAAAAATATCGACCAAGAACCATCGAGGACTATGTGTTCCGCGATGAAGCACAGCGTGAACAGGTCAAGAGCTGGATCGACTCCGGTGCCATCCCCCATCTGCTGTTTTCAGGGGCACCGGGTGTGGGCAAGACCACACTGGCCCGGATCCTGATACATCAACTGGATATCAATGAATATGATGTGCTGGAGATCAATGCCAGCAGAGAGAATTCCGTGGATACCATCCGCGACAAGATCACCGGTTTCGTGCAAACCATGCCCTTTGGTAGTTTCAAAGTGGTGTTGCTAGACGAAGCCGATTACATATCACCCAACGGACAGGCCGCACTGCGTGGAGTGATGGAAACATATCACGCTTCGGCTCGATTTATACTGACCTGCAACTATCCTAACCGTGTTATTCCTGCATTACATTCAAGATGCCAAGGTTTCCATATCGAGCGAGTGGATGTCACAGAATTCACAGCAAGGATGGCCACCATACTCGTGGCAGAAAACGTGGTGTTTGATCTAGACACTCTTGATACCTATGTCAAGGCCACTTATCCTGATCTCCGCAAATGCCAGAACATGTGCCAGATGAACTCCGGTCAAGGCTCGCTGCGAGCACCCAGCGGCGATGAAGGTGGCACCCGAGAATGGAAACTGGATGTGGTAAATCTCTTCAAAGCCGGCCGGGTGCTGGAAGCTCGCAAGTTGATGTGTTCATCAGTGCGTCCCGAGGAAATGGAAGATGTGTTCCGTTGGATGTATGACAATCTTGGTCTGTGGAGTGCTGATCCGGAGAAGCAGGATCAGGCCATAGTAATCATACGCAATGGTATAGCCAATGTTCCCTTGGTCACCGATCAAGAAATCAATCTGTCAGCTACCTTGATAGAATTGTCTGGATTGATTCGTGCCTGATTTTGATGTTCTTGAACCAGCCATAGATCCCAATAATCGTGTGAGTTTCCTTTTGGATTGGGAACTGACCATGAAATGCAATCTTGACTGTTCATACTGTGGTGAAGGACTTTACTTTGGTCATGATAACAGCACCAAGCATCCACCATTGTTGGAATGTCTTGATACAATTGATTTTATGTATCAATATGTGGATTTATACATGTGCCATAAACCCAAGGGCACACGGTATGTGATATTGAATGTGTATGGGGGAGAAGCGTTACACCATCCTCATGTGGTAAAGATACTGCAAAACTGTCATGAAAAATACCAAAAATATCAAGATCGGTGGCATCTGACAATAACCACCACCACCAACGCCATAATCAGTGAACGCCGTTTCCTATGTATAATTCCTTACATAGATGAATTCACAGTGAGTTATCATGCTGAAAACACAGACAAACAAAAAGATCTTTTTAAAAACAATGTTCTAAAAATTAAAGATGCCAATAAAAGATTGAAATGTATTGTGATGATGCATCCTGATCCTGATAAATTTGTTGATTCACAAGAGATGATAACATGGTGTAAAAATAACGATGTAAAATATCTGGCCAAACAATTGGATCATCCTGTTGAAGATGTACAATTTAACTATGACAAAAATCAAACCATCTGGTTACGATCTCAATATGATAAAAAATCGTATCTTACATCATCGACAGTAAAATTCAAACCATCAGGTCAAAAGTTTGATCTAGCTGATTCAGGGCGTGCATGCTGTGGTGGAAAACAAGTCTGCCAAGATCAAAACTACAAACACAGGAATTTTTTTGTGGAAAATAAATTTCCAGATTGGTATTGCAGTGTGAATGAGTTTTTCCTTTATATAAAACAAGTCAACGGAGAAATTTTTGTCAACAAAGATTGCAAAATGAATTTTGAAGGTCAGGTAGGTCCTATAGGTCATCTCAAAGATTCAAAAACTTTGTTGGATAACACAGAACATCATTTAAAAAATCACAGCATGCCGGTGATACAGTGCAAAAAATCAAATTGTTTTTGTGGATTATGTGCACCAAAAGCAAAAAACTCCAAGGATTTTGATTCAATCATGAAAAAATACAGACAATGAGATATTTTCTTGTGCAATATCTACGACGTGCCAATGGACAAATGGACGAAGTAGTGACAGTGAGCAAAAAGATAAAAATGCGAGATTCACAGTCGTCGGCAGTGATTTTGGATTTCAAAACACGCCGAGTGGTCCAGGCTTCAATGGATGGTGTCATTGTGCCCAAGGATTGGAACCGCATCCGAGATTTTTATCATCAGCATTATGCAAAATTGATAGAAGATCTCGAAACGGTCTATCCAGTGGTCACTGATAAAGATCCAGGATCGACGTGATCATAGGGTGACGTTGCACATCACGCCCTGTTAATTTGATCACAGCCATTCCTATCACTTCTTGACGTTCCAGTCTGGCACATAGATCCAGTAATCCGTTGTCTGCGGCACGGCGATCTGCTTGCTCCACATCACCGGTTACAGTGATACGGCTGCCTTGGCCAATACGACTCAGCAGCATTTTCATCTGTCCTGGTGTGGCATTCTGCATCTCGTCTGCGATGATCCAAGCATGCTTGAACGTGCGACCTCGCATGTAGGCCAAGGGCGAAATTTCTATCACATGATCATCCATCATGCGTAGGATCTCGCGTGGGTGATAATATTCTCTTATCACATCCAGCAAAGGTCGTGTCCAAGGTTCCATCTTGGCCATGAGATCGCCGGGTAAGAATCCATGTTGTTCATCTTCTACGCCCACTGCTGGGCGTGTGAGCACGATGCGTTCTATTTCATCCGCACGTAGGGCACGTATGGCTGCCTGCATGGCCAGATAAGTTTTTCCCGTGCCCGCAGGGCCCACAGCCACGGCGATGTTGACATCAGGATGCAACAGGCTCAGCACCAGGCGTTCTTGTCCTCGGCTTTTGGGTATGAGTTCTATGGGTCGTTGCTGGGGTTTGTGTTGCGGTCTGAAGTTGATGGTGTTTTCTACTGCTTGGTACTGCTGTTGTTGCCGGCGTTGTGCCTTGGCTCCTCGTGCTCTGCTCAAATCAGGTTCTCCTTTGTTGAACATGGTCGTCGCTACCCTAGCAGTATTTAGGTGCATAAACGCACAAGTTCTCTGTGCAGGTTTTGGCCCAGTGTAAGTCATAAGTAAAACACTGGGCAATGCCTAATCCAAACTGATCGCAATGATCCATACGCAATAAATAACACTATGAGCCTGGACAAAGAAATTTTCAAAGATCACGCTGACTACTGGTTGGTGGCAGAAAACATCCGTGATCTGTACCTGTCGGACGGCAGCCTGCTGAGTCTCTTGGATTTTGAACGTGTGCTGGATGAATTGGATCTGTATGCATTCCGAAACTGGCAGCTGGGTGAACTGGTACAGGGACCCGATATCGGCCGCTACAAAATTGGTTGCATATTCATGTGGCCCGAAAAACTCATGCCAGATCCACGTGGAGCCCGCAGGCTGTTGCCCTTTGACTGCGAAGTAAAATTTAAAAAAACCACCATTAAAATACCCATCAAGATAGAAGAGCCCGACGATTTCGTGCCAGGCACACACAAGGCACGTTTGATAGAAAAAAAGGTATGGCTGGTAGAAATCGTCATGCCCAAGAGCCTGATCTCAGACATACGCACTGGTTCAATCGAGATGGAAGATCAGACCATAGATCTTGAAGATCTCGATTCAGCTTACGAAGAAGACCTTGACCAACAAGAGTTCAAACAAGATGAACAAGCCCCTGAAGTCTCCGCTGCCCCTGTTGCGTGAAGCCTTGGAGTACAAGGACATGGAGGGCATGATCAAGCCCACCATCCACGTGGATGAATTTGCTGCCAAGATGGGCGACGATGATGACATTATTGTGATAAGTTTTTTCGTGCGGGGTGAGCAGGCTGCTAGAGATCTGGTAAACTGGTTCGAAAAAGGCTATGACTGGGTCATGGATGCTGATAGATCACCAGGTGAGATACGTCCAGGCAGATATTTGGTTTATATAGAAATGCGTAGGCGAAGCACAGCTGGTGAGCGTGTGGCCGAAGCCATTGAAGATCTAGCCACTCTCACAGAGTTTGAACCGGACGCATGGACCATGCACTACGATGGCAAGACCACACCATTCAGTCGCGAAGAGTTTGATAGACAGGTTCCCTTGAGCCCAAAGGATTATCGGGCACAAAAAGAACGTGATCTCAATGAAATGCGTACCGCTGCTGGCATCGAGCCAGTGCAGGTGTTTGAACGCGAACAAGATATCCGCCAGTTGCAATCTGCTGCTGGTATATAATTAACAACACAATCAATTTCAAATCACATGAAAATCAAAAGTTTTGGGTGTAGCTTCATCTATGGCTCCGATCTGCCAGATCAAGTTGATCATGATCGTCCCCCATTTGCTCACAGCAACCTCACTTGGCCGGCATTGATAGCACAAAAGTTAGGTTTCGAGTATGAATGCACAGCATGTCCAGGTGTGGGAAATCTTAAAATATTATGCGACGTGATATCTCAGGCCAGTCTTGATGATCCGGCTGTGTTTTTAATAAATTGGACATGGATTGACAGATTTGATTTTGTCAATGATCAAGAACAGTGGTCTGCTTTACGACCGTCGGAAGATAACGATGTCTCTAATATCTATTACAAACATTTACAGAGTCAACTTAAAGACATAATCACATCGGTGTATGCAGTAAACACTGCCATAGACTTCATGCGTGAACAAAAGATCAATTTCGTTATGACTTATATGGATCACAACATGGTGGAACCCATCAATCCCAATTGGCATGATCCTAAGTATGTTTCAGTGATTCAAAACAAGATGAAAAATTTTTTAGTTGACTTTGATGGGAACAATTTCTTAGACTGGAGCAGAAACCAAGGATTTGCCATCAGTGAAACATGGCACCCACTGGCTCGGGCACATCAAGCCGCGGCTGATCTCATGATGCCTAGGATCGATGCCATTCTGCGTAGAGCCTGACCACCCGGCCGTTGGTTTCAGTCTGCTCATTGACCTGGCGGAAATCATGCAGTTCAGCGAAGTCCTGCAAGCGACGATGGCTCCAGGGATAGAACGGTATGCCTTGGCATTTCTCTGACGCATGATCTCGCCGACCGGGATTGAGTCGCCAGTACACTCGGCTTTTTGTTTTGAGATGGCTGACCATTTTGTTGATCTGCCGACCTACCACGGCATCATTACCAAAGTTTAGACTTCCCAAACAAGTTGCCACGTCAAACAGTTTGGTAGCATAGAAGTCTTCTATGGTGACCTGGAAGTCTGCCTGATCCATGGCCGGATCCACACCCACCACACGTGGTAGCAATTTTTTAAAAGGATTGTAGCCACATCCCACATCCAGCAACCATTCATGTGATTGTATATTTTTTGCTATGACCTCGTATGCACTATAAGTATAGGCATCCAAACTCGGTTTCCAGTGATTGCGGAAATAATCATTAAGGTATTGTTGATCGTGCATGATAATCCAAAAGTAAATGTGATAAAATGGGCCAGTGCCTGCGTGATACTTATCGCCATGATGTTCCACACGCTAGGAATCACTCCCTGGAACAGTTTCCTTCAGATGCTGGGAGCAGCAGGCTGGGTGTATGTGGGCTGGCAATGCCGCGAACGAGCCTTGATGATGAATTTCTTGCCGCAGTTCTTTATAATCATTCCTACCTTGATCTATGCCAATTACTTTGCCCAATAAGATATTCATGATAGGTGTGCCTGGATCACGCTGGTCAGGCATTGCTCAAAATGTGGAAGACAACATTCCTGGATTCAATGTCACTGATCGCACTGCAGATCGTGCCTACCGTCATCATTCATTTTCGGGTCACTTGGGTGCGTATTTTGGCACAGGCTGGGAACATGACACCAGCCTGGACGAATCCAATCTATCGGCACCCTTTGCCCATACCAACGGTACCCGTATCCTAAAAAGCCATTAATGGGCCTACTGTTTAGATGAGATCCATGACCGCTATCCCGATGCCTGGATCTGGCTGGTGTACCGTCCTGACCTAGCAGCCTATGCTTGGTGGCACGAAGCCGGCGGCTTTGAGATTGCTTATCCAAAATATCGCCCCTATTATCGTGACTCCATAAATATGTTATCAGAAATACGTCGGATGAACCAGTGTATTTTTGAATTCGGCCAAAGGCATGACCTTGCCTGGCACCATGTATCATCATCCTGGATTGAAGCCACATTTGGCCGGGCAGTGGAGCCCACAGTCCGTCTCGCAGACACCCTTGTGTGTTGTTTGAAACCCCAAACATAAGGAAAAACCCATGAAGAAGTTTTTAATCGCCGTCGTCGCGGCCTGTGCCGCCTTGTCCTGGTCCACCGTATGGGCCTGGCAACCCATCCGACCCATTACAGTGTTGATCGGATTTGCTCCGGGATCGGGCAATGAAATGAGTTTCCGTGCTGTGGCACAGCAAGTGGAAAAGGAAACTGGTGTAAAATTTTTGATAACCAATCAGCCCGGTGCTGATGCTGCATTGTCTCTTAACAATCTCGTGGCCGCCAAACCCGATGGTTATACCATCAATATAGCCAGCCAGCAAGGCACCTGGGTCATGGCTGATGTTATCAGCAAGGATATAATCCGATTCACGCCGGACAGTTTTGAATACACGGTGAACATTGCTAAGAGTCCGTTGGCCTTGATCGCACCTGTGAACAGTGCTGTGAATACCCCGACTGAATTCGTAAGACTGATCGAAAACACTGATCGTCGGATAAACATCGCAGTGGGAGCCAGTAGTCACAAATTGGCTTATGAATATGTAATGGCTCATACTCGTGCACGCAAAGATCAAGTACAGGCTGTAAATTACAGAGGTCCTGCACCAGCCGGCGTAGATGTGGCCGGTGGTCAAGTGGACTTTGGTATCATACCTGCAGCCGTGGCCTATGGCTTGGTCAAGGCAGGAAAAGTCAAATACATTGGTATCTTTGGTGAACAACGATTAAGCAAGATACCCGAAGTACCTCTCATGAATACCGTGGTACCCGGAGCCAATGTGTATGCTGGCTGGGGTATCCTGCTGCCTCAGGGAACTGCACCAGAGATAACTAAATGGTACACTGACAATTTCGTGCGTGCCATCCGTGGCCCAGAAGCACAGCGATTCTTCGCAGACAATCTCATGTTCGTAGAAGAACGTGAACTCACTCCGCAAGGCTATAAGACCAGTATGCTGGCTCTGAGGCGTGTGTGGTTACCCATCGCCCAAAAGATGGATTTTTCAGGAAAATAATATGACAGCACGACGCATCTTGATCATGGGCCTGCCCGGTGCAGGCAAGACCTACATGGCTGAAGCCTTAAAAAAGCACTTGGAAAGCCACAGTGTGTTGTTCCATCCCAGGGCAGAAACAGTACACAGCAGTCAAGCCCGTGTGGAATGGTTCAATGCCGATGATGTGCGGAAACGATTCAACGACTGGGACTTCAGCCAGGAAGGTCGCATTCGCCAGAGCCACAGGATGCGTGAACTGGCCGATGCCAGTGCAGCCGACTTTGTCATAGTGGATTTCGTGGCACCCTTGCCGGAAATGCGATACAACTTCAAGGCCGACTGGACCATCTGGATGGATACCATAGATCAGGGCCGTTATGAAGATACAAACAAGATGTTTACCGCACCTGATGTGTATGACTTCCGCATCACAGAACAGGCTGCTGACAAGTGGGCAGAATTCATCGGCACACACATCCTGGAGAATCGTCGTAGGCCGGTATTTGATTGGCAGAAGGAAACTGTGCAGATGCTGGGTCGCTGGCAGCCGTGGCATGCAGGTCATCGTGCCTTGTTCGAGCGTGCCATAGCCAAGACCGGTCAGGTCGCAATCATGATCCGCGACTGCCAGGGCTGGCAAGGTTCCAATCCCTTTGAGATCAGCCAGGTCAAGGATCGCATACGCCGAGATCTAGATCCTTTGTATCAAGGGCAATATGACATACAGGTAGTGCCCAACATCGTGAATATCACCTATGGTCGTGACGTGGGATATCGCATCGAACAAGAAGTGTTTGATGATGCCACACATGCTATTTCTGCGACTAAAATCCGCAGGGAAATGGGCCTGGAATAAAACTAAATAGAGTTGATAATAGGAGCATATTATGCAACTCACGGAAAATTTCAGCCTTTCAGAGATGGTCAAGAGCGAGACTGCTCTGCGACAGGGTCTAGACAACACACCAGGCGATGTGGAGATCGAAAATCTGCGTATGTTATGTGAGCAGGTGCTGCAGCCTTTGCGTACAGCTTATGGTCGTGGCATCAAGGTCAATTCTGGGTTCCGACACCCCAATGTCAATGCAGCCGTGGGTGGTAGCCGTACCTCAGATCACTGCAAAGGTCAGGCCGCTGACATCGAGATACCTGGTGTGGCCAATTATGATCTGGCCCTGTACATCAGCCAGTATTTCAATTTTACACAGTTGATCCTGGAATTCTACACTCCCGGCGTGCCAGATTCGGGCTGGGTGCATGTGAGTTATGATCCAGCCAATCTCAAACGCCAGGTCATGACTGCCATGCGTGAAAACGGCAAGACTGTTTACAAACAGGGACTCATAGCCTGATGTTTGGTATTGGAGCTTCCATCAAGGCCATAGTGACCTTGATCATTGTAGCCATCATCGCGGCCGGGGGTTGGTACTTGATAAATCTCAAGGCTGACCTGGCCATCAGCGAAGAGAACAGCAAACGTCTGCAGGAAGGTGTGCGAGAACAGCAGGCCTTGATGAAGCAGATGACCGACGACATAGCCAAGATACAAGATATCAATCGCGAACTGGCCGAGGCCACAGGCCGCCATCGTGCAGAAGTAGATGCCTTGACCCGGAAATTCAGCCAAGACGCCAAGGGACAGCCCAGAGACTTTGGCCAGTTCGCCAAGGAAAAACCCGAACTGGTAGAACGCCTAGTCAACCGCGGCACTCGTAATGCCATGCGTTGCCTGGAGATAGCATCAGGAGCTCCACGCACCACAGAAGAGATAGCGGCCAAGTCAGCCTCAGAGATCAACAAAGAGTGTCCGGCTATAGCCAATCCCAACTACAAGGCACAGCAATGAAATCTGTCATCGCCATCATCATCACTTCTTCCATGCTACAAGGCTGTGCCCTCCTGGGCTGGAAGGCCTTGGAAGGCATAGAGATCAAGAAAAAAGCCGTGGATCGCACGCCGTTGAATCTTGTAGATCCTCAACCATTGAAACCCACTGCTCCACAATGGCGAGTGATTACTCCAGAGAACCAAGCACAGGTATTCGCAGAGTTGAAATCAAAAAACATCGACCAGGTGCTGTTCGCACTCACTGATGATGGCTACGAAGAACTTGCCATCGACATAGCACAGATCCGGGCCTTGATCGCACAGCAACGTGACATCATCATCAAGTATCGCGAATACTACGAACCCAAGAAAAAAGATGAGCAGCTCAGCAAATGACATTCCGGATGTGGGCTGGTGGCGGGGCATGTTCCGCAGCCGCAGTTTCCTGCAGTACTGGCTGGGCAGCGAGATCCGCCAGGCCTGGGTGATGAGATTTGTAGAAAAAGCCGACAACTGCATCGTGTACCAGGACTATGTCACCAAAAAGATCACCGTGATCAAGAGTGACAGGCCCATAACCTATACCTTGACGGAGGTGCGATGAAAGAAATCCTGAGCCACATGCAGGCCAACCATTACATGAACATGGTGATCATCATAGTGGCCTTGGTGGCCTTGCTGATAGCCTGGAACATCCAAAGAGACAAAAACAATCAGATCGATCTTAAAGATCTGGTTTGCACGGATGGACGCATCAATGAAGCCAAGTTTATGCGTTTTACCACTTTCGTTGTAAGTACCTGGGGATTCGTTTATCTCATCGTGGATCAGCGTTTTTCCGAATGGTACTTTGCCGGATACATGGCGGCTTGGACTGGCAATGCCTTGGTTAACAAATGGTTGTCCATCAAAGAACAAAACACTGCTAATCCGGCAGAACCTCCACCACTGCCTGCCAAACCTCAGTATTGATTGACCGGCTGTGACGACCATGTTATAATTACACAGTGAAAGACTATTACAGCATTCTGGGTGTGGCACGCACAGCCACTGATAATGAGATCAAGCGGGCATACAGAAAGTTAGCCAGCCAGCATCACCCTGACAAAGGCGGAGACAAAGCCCAATTTCAAGCAGTACAAGAAGCTTACTCTGTGTTGAGCGATGCACAACGTCGACAAGAGTATGACAATCCTCGCAGCCAAGCACATTTTGCCGCAGGCCCGGGATTTAACTTTGACGACATATTTGGCATGTTTGGTGTGAACATGCGTCAGCACCAGGCCCGCAGTCCCCGACTGAACATCTGGATCGGTCTAGAAGATGTGGCACGTGGCGGTGCCAGGGTCATAGCCCTGCAGATGAACAACACCGTGAGCAACGTGGAAATCAACATACCTGTGGGCATCTCAGACGGCGACACCATACGCTATCCGCAACTCAGTCCCGACGGTGGCGATCTAGTGATAACATTCCGTGTGAAGCCGGATCCACGATGGCATCGAGATGGCCGAAATCTCACTGTGGATCAAGATGTGGTGATCTGGGATCTGATCTTGGGCACTGACATCATCATCAGAGACATCACGGGCACGGAACTGAGACTGACCATCCCTCCACGCACACAGCCCGGAAGCCTGTTGCGTCTGCGGGGACGCGGATTGCCAGGCAGTGCCATGCCAGGACGGCACGGTGGACCTGCTGGGGATCTCATGGTACGTGTGCAGGCCCGCATACCCAATGACATAGATCAAGAATTATTAAACGCCATTCGGCTTAGCAAAAAACAATAAATATTCCAATGAAACTCACCCGCAGGGTTTTGCACAATCGGGCCCGGCCCGCGGATTTCCGATCGCCCCACAGCAATCAAAAAATGGCTGATACCATGCTGTGTCTGATGCGTGAAAACAATGCCATTGGTCTGGCAGCCACACAGATCGGACACAGCCGCAGGATATTCGTGATGTGTATCAGTGGCCGGATTCGGTTGTGTTTCAATCCAGAGATCACAGAATTCAGCACAGTGTTTGCCGATTATGACGAGGGCTGCTTGAGTTTTCCTGGAGATCAGTGTACAATAACAAGACCGGACTGGATTCGAGTAAAATATCAAGATCCTTCTGGTGCAGTCACCGAAGATACTTTGGTGGCCCTAGAAGCCAGATGTTTCCAGCACGAACTGGATCATCTGGATGGCATCACCATGTGGGACCGACACAAGGAGCAACATGCAGAACAATCCTGAGATAGAACAGATCATAGAAAACGCAGTACACATTGCTCGTGACAGACATCACAAGTATGTGTTGACGGAGCACCTCATGCTCAGCATGTTGAAGCACGCACCTTTCCGTGCGGTGCTGGAAAAATTTGGCACAGATGTCGCATTTTTAGAAACGGATGTTGCTGCCTATCTAGATGGTCTTACCAACATGACCACGGATGTGGCCAATCTCCAGCCACGCAAGACCAATGCTCTGGAACGCACGTTCAATCGAGCACTCACCCAGGTCTTGTTTACTGGTCGCAGGACCATGACCACTGCGGATCTGTATCTGGCCATCATGGCCGAGACCAACAGCCATGCACATTATTTTTTCCTCAAGCACGGTGTGACCAAACAGGAATTCGTCAAATTCTGGGAAGTAAAATACAATCACAAAGATGCCCGCATCACTGATCAGCAGGCCACAGAGATACTGGAAGAGCACTGTGTGAATCTCACTGAAATGGCCCGAAAAGACAGCCTGGAGCCCGTGATCGGCCGCGACACCGAAGTGGATGAGATGGTGACAGTGCTGGCCCGGCGATTCAAGGCCAATGTGCTCATGGTAGGTGATCCCGGTGTGGGCAAAACTGCCATCGTGGAAGGGCTGGCCCAACGCATCGCTACCAATACCGTGCCCGAATTCCTTAAAGATCACGAAGTGTGGAGCCTGGAGATCGGCAGTCTCCTGGCAGGATCAAAGTACCGTGGCGAGTTCGAAGAAAAACTCAAGGACGTGATCACTGCCTTGGAGACCAAGAAGAATTGTGTGCTGTTCATCGACGAAGCACACACCATGCGTGGTGCGGGGGCTAGTGGCAACTCCAGCCTGGACTTTGCCAACATGATCAAACCTGCCATCACCAAGGGCATGCTCAAGGTAGTGGCCTCTACCACCTGGGAAGAATACTATGAATCATTTGAAAAAGACCGTGCTCTCATGCGGCGTTTCCACAGGCTCAGCATTGACGAACCCACTCAGGACACCACGGAACGGATCTTGATAGGTCTCAGCCCTCGCTTGGAGAAGTTCCACAATGTGTTAATCGACACAGCAGCCATGACTGCAGCAGTGGAACTGTCGGCTCGCTACATACACGACAAAAAGAATCCCGACAAATCAATAGATCTCTTGGATGGTGCCTGTGCTCGGCAGCGTGTGCGAGATGCCGGCACTGTAGCAATCACACCAGACATGATCATGGCCCAGGTCAGCCGAGTGGCCGGTGTGCCCATGGATCGCTTGCAGAACAACAACAGCAAAAAGATCATGGAACTGGAAAGCAACATCAAACAACAACTGCATGGACAGGATGCCGCAGTGGATGCAGTGCTGGAACGTGTGTATGTGAACTTTGCCGGCATCGGCAATGGTCGCAAACCCATGGCGTCTTTTCTGTTCTTGGGACCCACTGGCACCGGCAAGACCGAACTGGCACGACTATTGAGCCAGCACCTGGACATGAAATTATTGAAGTACGACATGAGCGAATATCAGGAGAAGCACACGGTATCCAGCCTGATAGGTGCACCTCCAGGCTATGTGGGCTTTGAGGATGGCAACGTGGGCGGCGGCAAGCTCATATCCGATCTCAGCAAGCATCCTTTCTCCATCATCTTGTTTGATGAGATCGAGAAAGCACATCCTGATGTGTCTAACATCCTGCTGCAGATGCTGGACGAAGGCCGCGTCACTGGCAGCAATGGCAAGACTGTGGACTGCAAAAACACCATAGTGATCATGACATCTAACCTTGGTGCCCGAGACAATGAAAACAACAACATCGGTTTTGCACAGGACTTAGAAAAAACCGGTGAAGAAGATCGTGCCATGAAGGATTTCTTCCGCCCGGAACTTCGCAACAGGATCGACCAGATCTGCAAGTTCCAGAAATTGGATACCTTGGCCATTAAGAAGATCGTGATCAAATTCTTGGACGAACTCAAAGCCAGCACCGCGGACAAAAACATCAGGTTAAACTTTGCTGAAACTGCTGTGAGATATCTTGCTGACCAAGGCTATGACTCAAAGATGGGTGCCCGGCCATTGAGCCGCAAGATCGACGAGATCATACGTGTGCCATTGAGCAAGAAGATCTTGTTTGATCGCTTGAGAGACTGCGTGATCGACATCACTGTGCGTGACGGCAGGGTAGATTTCGCCATACGCAACAACGAAGATGATGCCACAGCCATGACACCCAAGATCGACGAAAAAGGCTACATCATTCTGGATCAATTCAAGCCCCGACAGTGATGATTGAACATAGATCACAACCATGGCACGGACGCTTTGATCACTGCGTGCGTTTCGTCATACCCGAAGCCGGCGTGCTGAGATATCTCGATCATAGACGCATCGATAAAGCTATCAAGGTGCGTCGTGAGTGGGGCAAAAGGATGATGAGCAACCCTGGATCATGGGTGCTGGCCTGGCACAGAACACAGATCACCGATCAACATGTGGCAGATCTGCATGCCATGTGCGATTTCTTGATCGCAGACTCTAGAGATCGCAAGATCATGATATCCGGGGACGTAGTACATGTCTAC